GCTCGTGGTGCTATTACATCTGTAGATGGGGAAGATAATATTGGTGCTCGTATTGTACATCAAGCTTGTGCTAAACCATTTGAACAAATTCTTATTAATGCTGGTTACTCATCAACTGATGCCCAAATGATTGGTAAATATCAACTAGTAGATTCAGGCAATGATATTTGGGCAGGTTACAATTTGAAAACAGAATCAGTTGTAAACATGAAAGAAGCAGGTATTATTGATCCTGCTAAAGTAACTCGTACGGCACTTGAAAACGCTGCTTCGGTAGCAGGTACTTTACTCCTTACAGAATGTACTGTAGTAGAAGAACCTCAAGAAAACGATAACCAAGTAGACCCAATGTCGATGATGGGTGGAATGATGTAATGAGAGTAGAAACCCAAGAATATTTAGAAGTTATTGCCAACAGACAAGCCCCAGGAGATTCTTGGGTGCTTGTTGGTGATAAAATAGTACATAAATCACTTACTGAAGCTCTAGAGGCTTGGTTTCAAAAAACAAGGGAAAAAGCTGAGTTTAGACTTGCTCCCCTAGAAAGTAAGTTGTATGTTATACGCACTGAAGAGATAGAAATTAAACCTGAACCCGTTAAGAAATTTAACATTTATGGCGATTTTGAACACTGATCATAGCCTTTTGGTGGAGAAATACCGTCCGTCAACTCTTGAAAACTACGTTGGGAACGAACATATTAAAAAATCGATCCAACAATATTTGGATCAAGGAGATATCCAACACTTTATATTTCAAGGTCCTGCCGGAACTGGTAAAACAACATTAGCTAAGATTATTGTTAAAAATCTAGATTGTGATTATCTTTATATTAATGCTTCAGATGAAAGAGGTATTGAAACTATTAGAGATAAGGTATCAAGTTTTGCTTCTACAATGTCGTTTAAACCACTTAAAGTGGTTATTCTAGATGAGGCAGATTTTTTAACTATTCAAGCCCAAGCATCTCTACGTAATGTAATCGAATCGTTCTCACGTACTACTCGTTTTATTATGACGTGTAACTTTGTAGAACGTATTATCGATCCACTTCAATCACGTTGTCAAGTACTTAAAATAGTACCTCCTACTAAAGGTGAAGTAGCAAAACACGTTGCGTGGGTAATGAATAAAGAAGAAACTAAGTTTGAGGTAGAGGATCTAAAAACTATTGTAAACCAATACTACCCAGATTTACGTAAGTGTCTTAATACAATCCAGTTATCAACCCAAGATAACAAACTTACAATAGATAAAACAATACTTGTATCATCTAATTATATGAGTCAAGTAGTTAAAGAACTAAGTAATGCAAAACCAAAGTGGAAAGCAATTCGTCAAATTATCGCTAATGCAAATGTTAGTGATTTTGAGGAGTTTTATCGTTATCTTTACGATAATGCTTCTGTATACGCAAATGAAAATGAAGGAATGGTTGCTATTTATCTCAATGAGTTCAGTTATCAGTCTAACTTTAGGATTGATAAAGAAATCAACGCAATGGCGCTTATCCAAAAAATAATTGAATTAAAGTGATTAATCGAGAGATAATATCTGTAAGAGGAGAATTATACCTAGTACACAAACAACTAAAAGATGAATCTAAATGGGATGTTGATATCCTAAAAAAGTTATGGAATTGTACCCACGCTTTTAAAAATAATGGCATATTATATATGTGTAGAGAAATAGAAACTATTAACTATCAAGAACAATAAAATGGAACAAGGACAAATGCAAATGCCAAACATCGATTTGAGCAAAACAACAGCTATTACCACTAAAGAAGGTGGTCAAGTATGGCAACAGGGAGTAATCCTAAGAGAAGTATCTAAGTTTATTACAGGTACAAATGAAAACGGAATCGTCCCAATCCCAGTATTCTGGAACCCAGAAACAGGTGAAATCCTAACTAATACTTTACCCCCAGAACTTCGTAAAGAGTTTGAAGGTGAGTCAGCAGAGTAAGGACATACAAAATATTTGGGGGTGGTTGAATGAAATCACCCTCTATAAAACTCCTGTTCACGAAATCTCGGAAGAATCGTGGAATAACTTTAACTCTTACATGATACATAGATATTTATCTATGGATATAAGTTACATTGATATTGTAAACTATGTCCAAAAGATAAATCCACAAAATAAGAAACAAGTTTATTCAATCTACCGAGAAATGATACCTAAGAAGAAAGTTTACCTAAAGTATATCAAAAACGAAAACAAAAGAAATTACCAAGAACTAGCTGAATATATTGCTGACTACTTAGAATGTAGTTTGGGTGAGGCTGATAGGTATATTGATATACTTCAAGTTGTAGGTGTTAGGAGTATTTTATGGAAAATGGGAGTAGAAGAAGACGAAACCGAAAAGTTAATTAAAAAAGCAAAGTTATGAGTAGATTAAGAAACATGCTCCATTCATCAGCATTAGCTGATAAGGCAAAAGCATTACTCACTTTAGAGTTATTAGAAAAAAACCCAGCAGGTATTGGTGATCACTCAACAGAGGATTTTTATAAAAATGCTGAAGAGGCACTTGCTATGTTAGCTGATGCTGATGAAAGGTTAGAAACAATAGAAAAATATTTAGTTAAAAAAGAAGTTATATGATAGATATTTTAGCAACAGTAGCCGGAATGTTTATAGTAATGTTATTAGTAGCCCCAATCATTCTACTTATTATTTTACTCCTCAGAACACCAAAACCAAAACTAAATCAATCATCTAAAAGGTTAGATGAGTTAGCTGAGATTGATGCTGCTATCATTGAAGAAACAAATGCCGCATTAGCTACAGTTCTAGATCAAATCAAGGATATTGAGGAACGTTTAGATAGAGAAGATTCGGCTGTAAAGGGATTTGGAAATAAAAAATAAATTAAAAATTCCCACGCAAACATTTGGAGAAGCGAGGGAGAGTTCGTATATTATAGGTTATGAGTGAAGAAACAATAAAATATGGCTTACCAGCTACGGAAATACTTAAGACTGAATATCCTCACATTCATGCTGGCTATATGGCTATCATGGAGGAGCAGTTGGAGCTTTTTAGTAAAAAGCACCTTGACTACGGTATGCATAATATTACTGCTGGCACTAGCCTTGCTAATGAAGAGGAAAGGTCTTTTGCTCTCACAGGACTATGGTATAGGATGAGCGATAAGATTAATCGATGGAAAAATTTATTGATTAGTAATAGAGGAGTTAATAACGAACCTCTTTCAGATACCTTTCAAGATATTTGCAACTATGCTATTATCTGTCAGTTAGTTGAAAGAGACCAATGGAAAAAATAAGTTTTGGCTAAAAAGAAAGCACCCCAAATAGTTAGGGAAATACAACAGAATCCACCTGAACCTGTAAACTTTGCTTATGAGAAAAATATCTCATACTCACAGCTATCAATGTATACTCAATGTCCTAAAAAATGGGCTTTACAGTATAGAGATGGACATAAAGTTAAGGAACAAAGTATTCACATGACTTTTGGAACAGCACTACACGAGACACTACAAATGTATCTAGATGTAATGTATAATAAAAGTGGTGCTGAAGCAGATAAAATAGATTTAGAAACAGATTTTGAAACCAGATTAAGAGATTGTTATGCAGAAGCTTATAAACAAAATAAAGGAGAGCATTTTACTGACGCCTCAACACTTCGAGAATTCTATTCCGACGGTGTTGAAATTATAAGATATTTAAAGAAGAATAGAGGTAAATATTTTTCTAAACGTGGTTGGTGGTTAGTTGGTTGTGAAATACCAATCGTATTGGCACCTAATCCGCATTTACCTCGTGTTAAATACATGGGCTTTTTGGATGTGGTGATGTATAACGAGAATACAAATAAGTTTATTATAATCGATATAAAAACATCTACACGAGGTTGGAATGATAAGGCAAAGAAAGATAAATCAAAACAACACCAATTAGTGTTATATAAAAAATTCTTTGCTCAACAATACAATGTTCCAATAGATGATATTGATATTGAGTTCTTTATTGTAAAACGTAAACTATACGAATCACAAGATTTTGTAATCAAGCGTATTCAACAATTCAGACCACCTTCAGGTAAAACCTCAGTTAACCAAGCAACTAAATCCCTAAATGAATTTTTAGATAACTGTTTTACTAAAGATGGGTTTAATGAAAAAAATATGCCTGCTCTAACCAATAATAATTGTAAGTGGTGTCCTTACTTTAAAACTAGCCTATGTGGGGCTACAGCTGATTAATATGAAAAAAATAATTGTAGATGTAGGAGCAACAGGATTCCCAGCAGCAATAGAATACCCTGATGGGTTTAGACTAAGAGGCCTTAGTATAGAAGAAATCAAACTCAACCCCAATTTAGAGGTTTATTTATTTGAACCAAACATAGATTTCTATAATATGTTAGTTAAACGATATGGGGAATCAACTAATTTTCACATTTATCCTATAGCTTTATCTAATAAAAAAGGTACATTTGATTTTTATTTAACAGATAAACAAGATTGTTCTTCACTTCGACCCCCTAAAGAAGAATCTTGGGTTAATAGACCAGATGTTACTAATTATCAAGTTACTCAAGTTAAAGTAGATTTAATGGAAAATATTCTTCCTGATCTTCCTTATATTTCTTACTTAAAGCTGGATACCCAAGGGACTGAATATGAAATTTTAGAGGGGATGGGTGATTTATTACAAAAAACCCATTATGTTAGGTGTGAAGCCTCCAATGCAGAGCAATATAAAAATCAAAAAACCCAAAAAGATATTATAGCTCTTATGGAATCAAAAGGATTTACTTATTTGGAAGACAAAAGGGTGGGTGCTGATATATTATTTGTAAACCCTAACTTTAAATGAAATTATTAGACTGTACCTTAAGAGATGGTGGTTATTATACTAACTGGGACTTTGATACTCAAATGGTTAGGGATTTAATAACTAGCTTAGATTTAAGCAAAGTAGATATCATTGAGCTTGGGTATAAATCCCCAGTTAAAGGAGGTAAATATCGTAAGTGTAATGATAGATTTATTTGGGAAATCCTAGAACATAAACTTCCAGTTAACTCTGAGTTAGCGTTTATGATTGATGCCAAAGATTTTATTAAAGGGGATGTAGTCGATTACTCTTTAATCGATGATGTAATACACAATAAAGATAAATCCCCATTCTCAATCTGTAGATTAGCAATCAAACACACAGAAATAGATTTAGCGAAAGAAATAGGACAGTACATAAAAGGTAAAGGGTATAACCTTATAATCAACTTGATGGGTATATCTTTACTTTCGGATGAAGAGATAATAGAGTTTGGTACATTATCTGATTTATCTCCTGAATCCTTATATTTTGCAGATTCATATGGTAATCTAGAACCTAAGGACGTAGAAAGAATATCTAAACTATTTAGTAAGTTCAACACCCCAATCGGTATCCACACCCATGATAATCTAGGATTAGCTTTTGCTAACTGTTTAGTTGGGATGGATTCTGGAATATCTTATGTAGATGGTACTTTATTAGGGATGGGTAGAGGAGTAGGTAATGTGAAAACAGAACAACTAGTTACTTACCTCTCAGAAAGATATAACCCAAACCCAGTACAAAAACTGATAAATAAGTGGATGAAACCACTACAAAAGGAGTACAAGTGGGGTTTTACTCATAACTATATGGTAAGTGGGATTAATCATATCCATCCTTTATACACCCAAACACTACAAAACTCATTTTTAAACTCTAATCGTATACAAGATATACTACTTCAAATAGAGGATCCGTTAACATTTGATAAAACAAAGATTGAAGATCAAATGGTACCTAAAGTAGCAGTTGTTATTCCTGCAAGGTATAAATCTTCTAGGTTCCCTGGTAAGCCTTTAGCTAAAATAAAAGGAAAAGAAATGATTCTTTGGGTAGCAAGTATAGCTGAACAAGCGGTAGGTTTAGAAAATGTGTATGTGGCAACTGAAAATGAAGAAATCGTAGACGTAGTTAAAGGCTATGGCTATAAAGTAATCCTAACCTCAGATTCATGTTTAACTGGTACGGATAGGGTTGCAGAAGCATCTCTGGAAATAGACGCTGACATAATCATTAACATTCAAGGTGATGAACCAATGTTGGATCCTAGAGATATTCAAAAAGTTATAGATTGTAAGTTAGAAAACCCAAACCATATAATAAACTGTATGGCATACTTGAATAGTAGGGAAGATGTAGAAGATAAGAAAATCCCAAAGGTTATTACTAACCTACAAGATGAACTTATCTATATGAGTAGAAACCCAATCCCAGGAACTAAGGCAGGTAATGGGGTTAATCCGAAAAAACAAGTTTGTATCTATGCTTTTAATCGGGAACACTTACAGGCGTTTACTAAAGCAAATAATAAAACTCCTTTAGAAGCCCAAGAAGATATAGAAATCATTAGATTTTTAGAGTTAGGTTATAAGGTAAAGATGTTAACAGTAGATGGGAATACTCACGCTGTAGACTACCCGGAAGATATTAAAATAGTAGAAGAACGAATATGAACATAGAAGAATACGACAAACTCCAACACCACGAAAACAATAATCAGGTCGCAATCGACTTTGATGGTGTTGTTCATGAGAGTTCAAAGGGGTTCCACGATGGGACTGTATATGATCCACCTATGGAAGGTTCTGTTGAAGCCATTAAATGGTTTGCTAATCAAGGGTTAGATATTGTTCTGTTTACAGCAAAAGTAAAACCTGATCGTCCTTTAGTACAAGGTAAGACAGGTGAGGAACTAATATGGGAATGGCTTACTAAGTATGAGATTGATTCATATATTAAGGAAATTACCTGTGAGAAACCAAGAGCTATTGTGTATATTGATGATAGAGGGTATAGATTTACAGATTGGTCCTCTACTATAGATTTTTTTAAAACAGAGTTTAACTTTTAATAATACATAGATATGTATATAAGAACAAATATTAATTAATTAACGTTATGGCTAAAAAAGATATGACACTAACCTCAGTAAAGATCAAAAGTGATCTTTTTGAGACGTTTAAAATCGAGTGCGTAAAACGTAAGTTTTCATTCCAAAAACTTGCTGACCGTGCTATCTATTTGTACCTTACAGATGAAGATTTTAGAAAAACAATTACTAATCACAACGATTTAGAACTCTAAATAAATGAAAGAAGGTTATATTCCAAGAGAGCAGAGAAAACGTATTCTTTTGCTCTGTGATGACATCCGAGTCCACTCAGGTGTTGCAAACGTAGGACGTGAAATAACTACAAACACAGCTCATCGTTTTAACTGGTTTAATCTAGGAGCTGCTGTGCAGCATCCTGATGAGGGTAAAAGATTTGATGTTAGTAGTGAAATCAATACCCAACTTGGGATTGAAGACGCTAACGTTGTTATCCAATGTAATAATGGCTATGGTAATCCTGATCAGATTAGGAAGTTAATCAAAACGGAGAAAATAGATGCTATCTTCTTGATTACAGACCCACGTTATTTCATGTGGTTATTCCAGATTGAGAACGAGATTAGAAAAGAAATCCCTATCGCTTATTTAAACATTTGGGATAACTATCCTGCTCCGATGTATAATAGACCGTTTTACGAATCGTGTGATGCTTTGTTTGGTATTTCAAAACAAACAGTAAACATCAACAGGTTAGTATTAGGTGAGAAACTAAACAATAAGATTTTAAAGTATGTCCCTCATGGTTTAGATGCTGATACATTTAAACCTATTGATACTAATCTTAAGGATTATAAAGATTTTAAAACCCAAATAGGGATTAAAGAGGATGATTTTGTTGTATTCTACAACTCAAGAAATATTAGAAGAAAACAAATCCCAGATACTTTATTAGCTTTTAAATACTTTAAAGATCAACTACCCCAAGAAAAACAATCTAAAGTTAAACTACTACTCCATACTGAGATAGTATCAGATCATGGTACAGATTTAATGGCTGTTAAAAACTATTTGTTTGGGGAAGATGATACATCAATCTTATTCTCAACTAGTAAGTTAAGTAGAGACCAACTAAATTATCTCTATAACCTAGCAGATGTTCAAATCTTATTAACTTCAAACGAAGGATGGGGTTTATCACTAACTGAAGCTATCTTAGCTGGTACTCCTATTATTGCAAACGTAACAGGTGGTATGCAAGATCAAATGAGATTTGCTGATGAAAATGGTAAATGGTTTACACCAGATGCTGATGTTCCTTCTAACCATACTGGAAGGTATAAAGAGCATGGTAACTGGGCATTCCCAGTATTCCCAACAAACAGATCAATCCAAGGTTCACCTGTAACTCCTTACATTTGGGATGATAGATGTAAACCAGAGGATGCTGCTGATAGGATTATGGAAGTTTATAATCTACCTAAAGAAGAAAGACAAAAACTAGGTCTTGAAGGTAGAGAATGGGCTTTAGGTAAAGAAGCAGGATTTACAGCTGAAATAATGGGTGAACGAGTAATCGAAGGTGTAGATGAAATGTTTAGTACTTTTAAACCTCGAGAAAACTATGAGTTTTTAAATGTTACTGAAGTGAAAACCCCTACATTACCACATAAATTGTTATATTAAGATGAAGAATACTTTTATTATAAGCTGTCCTATTGATACTTACTCAGGCTATGGAGCACGTAGTAGAGATGTTGTAAAATCAATCATAGAAAGCGATAAATACGATGTTAAGATTATGCCTCAACGTTGGGGTAATACCTCTTGGGGTTTTATTGAAAACCATGAAGAATGGCACTTCTTAACACCTCACCTCCTCCCTGTAGGAGCTAGGTTAAGCGAAAAACCTAATATTTGGGCTCAAATCACAGTACCAAACGAGTTTTCTCCTATTGGTGATTACAATATTGGTTTTACAGCTGGTATTGAGACTGATACCTGCGCCCCACAGTGGATTGAAGGGATGAATAGAATGGATCTAAACATTGTTTCCTCAAATCATAGTAAATCAGTATTTGAAAATACTAAGTTTGAAATTAAGGATCAAAACACAAAACAAACTACAGGTCAACTTAAGTTACAAAAACCTGTTGAAGTTTTATTTGAAGGAGTTAATTTAGATACATACTTCCCTGATAATAGTCCTTGTATGGTTGATTTTAATATTAAAGAATCGTTTGCTTATCTATTCGTAGGACACTGGCTTCCAGGATCAATGGGGGAAGATAGAAAGAATGTAAGTTTAATGATTAAAGCGTTCTTTGAAACCTTTAAAAATAAGAAAAAACAACCAGCACTTATCCTAAAAACATCTATAACAGGGGGTTCTTATATGGATAGAGATGAGATAGTTAAAAGAATTACACAGATTAAAAATACGGTTAACTCAAAGAACTTACCTAACGTATACCTCCTTCATGGTAACTTTACTGATGAGGAAATGAATTCAATCTATAACCATTCTAAAGTAAAAGCTATGGTTAACCTTACTAAAGGGGAAGGATTTGGTAGACCGTTATTAGAGTTTAGTATTACAGGTAAACCTATAATCTCAACTAACTGGAGTGGTCAAATCGATTTCTTACATAAAGATTTTACTACTCTGTTAGGAGGTGAATTAAAACCTATCCACCCAACAGCTCAAGTAAAGGATATGTTGATTGAAGGGTCTAAGTGGTTTGCTCCAAATACAGGAGAAATAGGGGGTGCTTTAAAAGGCATGTTTGAAAACTATAAAAACTATACAGATGGGAGTAAACGTCAAGCTTACTATAGTAAAACTAACTTTAGCTTATTAAAGATGGCTGAAACCCTCGACAATATTTTAGATTCAAACCTCTCAGAAATCCCAAAACAAGTAAAACTAGAATTACCTAAATTACAAAAATTATAATGGATAACTTAACAATATGTAGTAGATGTGGTTCCGATGCATGTTATACAACGGAAGTAAATGATAAAATAAAAAACTATAGTTGTTTTGGATGTGGTTTTATAACTAATACCTTGATGACTAGAGATTCAGAATTCCTTAACGAACAAATGGAATCCCTCCCAGATTTGTATAAAGAACTAATGGGTGAGGATGAAAATGGTTTAGTTTGGATGCCTAACACAGTTAATGTTCCATCCCAAGGAATGGTATTCGCTGATGGAACAAATGGTAGTAATTGGAAGTGGGGAGCTGTCCTTCCAGATGAATCAGGAGAGAAAATGGATATGTCTACAATAAAACACTTCTCTGAACGTGATTATATCGAGGCGCTTGATTATATTGGAGCGTTCAAAGTATAAAATATGAAAATTAGTTACGCTATACCGGTTTGTAATGAGTTTGTTGAGATTCAACAACTCACCACATTCCTTCTAAAAAACAAAAGAAGTGAAGATGAAATCGTAGTTTTATACGATTCCAAAAATGGTGATAAAGAAGTAGAGAATTACTTACGTAAGATGAATACTGAAAAATCTCTGTTTAGATGGGAATCTTATAGTTTTGATGGTAACTTTGCTGCTATGAAAAATAGACTCAACTCATTATGTACTGGTGATTACATCTTCCAGATAGATGCTGATGAAATGATTACTGAGTATATGGTTCGTATCTTACCTCAAATCCTAGCTGCTAATACTGAAACTGATTTAATTAGAGTCCCTCGTATTAATAGGGTAGAAGGATTAACTGAAGCTCATATTCAAAAATGGGGTTGGGTAGTTGATAATAAAGGTTGGGTTAATTGGCCTGATATGCAGTGGAGAATTTACAAAAACGACCCACGTATCAAATGGTATGGTGACGTCCACGAAAAAATCATTGGTCATGCTACCCATTCAATCTTACCTCTGGAAGAAGAGTTTGCTCTAATTCATAATAAAACTATTGAACGTCAAGAGAAACAAAATAATTATTACGATACGTTATAATGAATACTCAAGATAGAATTAATAGTGAAGATTTAAAGTCGACTGTAAGAATGGTTTCTCCTATAGTGACACAAATTATTCACTTTATAGGAGGAGAAAAACGTACCTTTTATAATATAGATACAACCAAAGTCCAGCAAGGTGAATTTACTAAGTTGTTTCAAACAGATGGTACTTTAATAATGATTAACCCTAAAAATGTACTTTGTGTAGAAGTATTTCCCCAATAAAATATGTTTAGCCCAGAAAATAAAATCCCACTATTTAAAGTATTCATGGCTGATACAGCTGCTGGAGAAGTAACAAAAATCCTTAATAGTGGTTATATAGGTCAAGGACCTAAAGTAGATGAATTTGAAAATAATCTAAAAAAATATTTTGATCATGATTATGTTCAAACAGTAAATGCTGGTACCTCAGCATTACATTTAGCCCTCCACTTATTAAAAAAACCCGCTACTCATAAACAAAATTTTGATGGAGTAGCATTTTGGGATCAACAATGGCCAGGTCTAGAACCAGGAGATGAAGTATTAGCAACAGCTATGACTTGTACAGCTTCAAATTGGCCCGTACTAGCTAATGGCTTAAAATTAAAGTGGGTTGATATTGATCCAAAAACCTTAAACATGGATCTTGATGATTTAGCACGGAAAATTACACCAAAAACTAAAGTAATTATGTTAGTTCACTGGGGTGGGTATCCTAATGATTTAGATCGTGTGAAACAAATACAAGATAAAGCCTACAGAATGTATGGTTTTAGACCAGCAATAATCGAAGATGGAGCCCATTCGTTTGGCTCAGAATATAAAGGCAAACGTATTGGTAATCATGGTAATTTAACTATGTTTTCACTACAAGCTATTAAACACATTACTTCAATCGATGGGGGTGTTTTAATATCTCCCCATAAAGAATTACATCAAAGAGGTAAATTAATCCGTTGGTATGGAATTGATAGAGACGGTGATAGAAAAGATTTCCGTTGTGAAGCTGATATTGAAGAATGGGGTTATAAATTCCATATGAATGATGTTTGTGCTACAGTAGGTATTGAAAATCTAAAACATGCTGATAATATTATTTCTAAACATAGAGAAAATGCTGCGTATTACGATAAGCACCTCCAAAATGTAGAGGGTGTAACTTTATTAAAACGTGAGAAAGGATTTGATTCTGCGTTCTGGATTTATTCTTTAAAAGTAGAGGATAGAGCTGGATTTTATAAACATATGGATAAATGCAACATAGCAGTATCTCAGGTTCATGAACGTAATGATAAACATACTTGTGTTAGAGAATTCCAATCTGAATTACCTTCATTAGATGCTACAATAGGGAAAATAGTTTCAATCCCAGTGGGTTGGTGGATTACTCCCGAAGAAAGAGAATATATTGTAAGTTGCATTAAAAAAGGATGGTAAACTTAAGACCTTTAACTGAAGATGATTTATCTTTTTTATTAGAAGTAAGGAATAATCCCTCTACCCTTCAATTTTTAGAAAATGATTCTGAGTTTACTTTAAAACAATCCTTAAAATGGTTTAGAAATAATAAGCCAAAATGGTTTATTGTTGAAATCAATAGACACACAGTGGGGTATATTAGAACTAATAATGATGAGGTTGGCTGTGATATTCACCCAGATTATAGGAGAAAAGGTTATGCTAAAATGGCGTATGAACTTTATTTAAAAGATAAAGACTATGCTTCACTATGGGTATTTGAAGATAACTTTGCAAGAGGATTATACGAAAAACTAGGTTTTAAATATACTCAAAGAAGTAAAATGGTTAGAGGAAGAAAATATCTAGAAATGGAATATTATGCAGCAGTGGGTAATTCGTAATGATAAAATCTCTTCTTTAGGGGAAGTAGAATATCTAGGGGTTCCCTATGATTCTATCCAAAGTGGTAAGGTTGGAACTTTACCTGAAGATTATGATGGGTGGTTTCCTTTTATGAGGATGTGTTATTCTATAGGTGATTTAGGAATCACTTCAGGAATATTTGAAGCCCTTAAACAAAAATACCCTAATATAAAAATAGCATTTGCTTCTAAAGATTATACTGAACATATTTTTGGATCTGGGTGGATGGATCAATGGGATTATGATTCTAAAAATACAGGAGCTACTAATATAGACCTTGTAATGGCTAATAACCCATTTATAGATAAAATAATACAACCCGGAGAGTTTAGTGTTGTGTTTAGTGATCATGATAGATCTTATACTAAACTAATACATGATGGTGAAAAAATCCGTTCATGTGATGAACCATTAGCCGAACAAATCCTAAGACGTTTTGGGTTTACTGATGATGATTTTAAAACGATTGATGCTTCTCCTAAGTTATATTTTACTCCTGAGGAAGCAAATAAGTGTGATAATATAATTAAAGAGCATATTGGTTCGAATGATTATGGGTGTTTATTACTTGCTTCAAGATTAGAACATCTTAAAGGAAGAGCTTGGGATGGTGAAGAACACCTATTTCCATATCTCGAAAAATATAAAAATAAACCTGTATTTTATTATGCTGAGTTTGATTTAAAAGGATCCCAATGGGATGAATTTTTTCCTAATAGAATCAACTTTGCTGAATTAGGGTTAAATATTAGAGAACAAATTTATATAAAACGAAAAGCTTTATTTAATACGGGCTATCAAGCTGGTATAACAGACATATCTTCAGGAGGAGGGAGTGATATAATTACTCTTTGCCCCTATAGAACAATTAGAGAAAATTGTATTAGGGGGACTAGATATGTTTATGTCGATGGAAGTAGTAAAATAATATAAAATTATCTAAATGAATTACACGATTGAAAAATTTAACCTAGGGAAATATAAATTTGACTTTGCTCAATGGTCTCATCCTTTATGTACCCCTAAAACTTTTTCCCTAGAACAAATAGACACTCAGACTAAATATTTAAGTAAAGGGGATATTGTAATAGATATTGGTGCTTTTTCAGGGGATACTCCTATTTTATATGCCAATGCTGTAGGTAAAGAGGGTAAAGTTTTATCCTTTGAAGCTAACCCTCATGCTTATGAAATTTTAGAAGCAAACTCAAAACTAAATAAACATCTAAATGTAATCCCAATACCTAAAGCTGTAACAGAAAAACCGGGTACATATACTTTCCATTACTCAGATCATGGGTTTTGTAATGGTGGTTTTGCAGAAGAAATAGATACGGGGATAGGAGCTACAGGGCATGTTGTACCCTTAGAAGTAGAAGGGGTAAATCTAACAGATTGGTTAGAAGAAAATTTAGATAAAAAAGAATGGGATAAAATCAGTTTTATTAAAATTGATACTGAAGGTTATGATTATAAAATTTTAAGATCAAATAAAGATTTATTTACTAAAATTAGACCTATATTAGAAGTAGAGTTATACCCTGCTTTATCCCTAAGGGAGGTAAAAGAATTTTATAAAGTATTAAAAGAAATAGGATATGAAGTCTTTCAACAACATAAAGGAAGAGATTGTTCACTAGATTCTTTAACTACTAGTTTGGATGAGCGAGGATTTATTAGTACATTTAAAAGTATAAAAAGTGGGCAGGATATAATAGCATATCCTAAAGAAAAAACTCCCAAAGACAAATTAAAACAACCTATGAAAATATCTCTAATCCAACCAGGTAGAAATAATCTTAAATATTTAAAATGGTCTTATGATTCAATCCGAAAAAATCAAGGCAATCATGAAGTAGAAATCTGTATAGCTGATGATGCCTCTACAGATGGAACTTGGGATTGGTGTTTAGAGATGATGGATAAAGACCCATTATTTAAAGCCCACCGTAACGAAGGTCCAGATAGATTAGGGCACACTATATTATATGATACTCTGGTAAATGACGTGGCTACAAACGATATCTGTATGATTTACCACGCTGATATGTATCTATGTCCTGAAGCTTTAAACGCAGTTGAAAAACACCTAAAAGAAAAAACAATAGTATCACTTACTAGAATTGAACCACCTTTACATCCAGATGGTCCAGAAAAAATATTACAAGATTTTGGAATTGAACCTGAAGAATTTGATGAAGATGGATTATTTGCTTATCTTCAAGCAACAGATAGTGAACGAGAAATAAAAACTACAGAAGGTATATTTGCACCTTGGGCTTTTTGGAAAAAAGATTTTCAAGAAATAGGAGGACATGATGAAATATTTGCACCCCAATCTAAAGAAGACACAGACATATTTAATCGTTTCCATTTAAACGGAATCAAGTTTATCCAAACCTGGGAAGGGTGTGTTTATCATATGACTTGTAGGGGTAGTAGATTTGCAGATGGAGCTAAACGAAATCCTAATGGTGAAGTGTTTATGAAGAACAGAGAAACTGATGAATGGTTAGCCCAAAATAAAAAATCAACAAAGGAATTTCTACGTAAGTGGGGACATTTTTGTAAACACGATGCTTTAATGAAGCCCATTGTACCACCTAAATATGATGTTGGGTTTGTACTAAAAAATACTACCCCACAACTATTAGAGGCATTGGAACCTTGGTGTAGTACACTTTATACAGATGGTGACTATACAGCTTACCAAAAACAAGAATCATTACAAACATCTTTTGATTTAAGTGATAGAATAAAGTCTTACGATAATGAAAAAAATAATGAAATATTAGTTAAAATAGATGGTTCTACATTTAGCCAACAAGACTTTAGTCTTATCCAACAACTAAGTGAAATCATTCAAGATAGTGGACAACCAGGTAACTATAAACTAGGGAACCTCGAAATCTTAATACAAGGAATGACGGAACTTCAGGATAAGTTAATTATTTTGTAATATTTCCAAGAACTTGCGGGTATGTATATTGTAATATAAAAAATATACAAATATGACAAAGTGTGTGAAATGTGATAGTGAGATTCACCCACTCCGCTTAAAAGTCCTACCTAATGTTAAAGTTTGTGTTGATTGTTCAACAGTAAAACCAAAACAGGGAGTTACTATACAACGTGGAGAAGGTGACCACACATATGAAGAAACAATTTTAATAGACTAAATGCCAGCAGCTAAAGACCTATCTAAAGAACAGATTGTAGCAGCCCAAAACAAAACGTTATCAAACAGAGCTGCCAGTCGTTATCTAAATGTAAGTTATAACCACTACAAAAAGTGGGCTTCACTTTATAAAGATAGTGAAACGGGTGAAACTTTGTTTGAAAAACATAAAAATCAAGCTGGTAAGGGTATTCCTAAGTTTTTAACAAACGGAAAAAAAGATCCTGCTTTAATGGATATTATTGAAGGTAGAGTAGATCCGTCTCACTTTAATGCTGATAAAATAAAATATAGGTTAATTACCGAAGGATACTTGGAAGAACAATGCAGCCAGTGTGAGTTCAACGAGCGTCGTGTCCTCGATTATAAAATGCCGTTATTACTAAATTTCAAGGATAAAAACAAGAAAAACTACAGATTAAATAATATAGAGTTACTTTGTTATAACCACTATTTCTTATTTGTTGGTGATATCTTTACTGAAAAGCAAATTGAAAACATCGAAGAACATAAAACAGTAAACGAAGGTGAAGTAAATTGGGAAGTGGACGATTACCACCTCCAACGATTAAAAGAACTTGGTTTAGAAGATGATGACGATGAATACGATATAGTAGCTCGAAGATAACTTGTCTCCCACACCTCCAGTTATTATATTTATAACCATGGCTAAAAAGAGAACACGTAGAATAAAAAAAAGTAAACACGATAAAATCGTTAAAGATTATAATTCTACAAAAGAAAAGCACTTAGAACGATTAGCTGATAAAATACTTGAGAAAGACGAAAAAAATAAACGTCTAAAAGAAAAACAAATTAATACAGATTTTTTAGAACTATTTTAATGGTTAAAACTTATTATATTAATTCCTATGATGATTGGGAAGTCTTCCTCCAAGAACATGATTTAGAAATCTCTAAGCTAATAATAGATTCAGCTTTAGATAATTTAGATTCTGGGAAAAGGTATATCCACGTTATTGATGTTGATGTTGAAGAGGATGATGCTATTTTAGAAATAACCTTGGATACCCACGAGTTAGTTGATACATTGAAACTAAACTTAAAAATCCTGGAACATTACGAGGAATACGAGTATTGTATGAGAATTAAACAAACAATAAATAAATTAGAATCAAATGGCTAAAATGTCTTCAAGTGGAATGAATACTGACTCTGCACGTAAAAAGAGACCAGGTGTACACTCTAAAAACAACCACTCAAAAAACAAACAAAGTAAAAATTATAAAAAACTATATAAAGGACAAGGATAATGAGTAATACAAGCGCAAAGCAACGTTACGTTGCATTTACAGAATGGCATAATTGGGCTAAACAAGTATACCCTTCGTATCGTACTAAGAAAAGAAAGGTATCACAACCAAAGTTTAGCGAGTATGGAAAGTAGTTTTACTACATACCAAATATTACAAATGATGAGTGATGATGATTTTGCCTATTTGGCAGATTACAACCCAGAATCGATAGATAATATGTGTATTAGTTTAACTATTGAATTACTTGAAAGTAAAAATTATAAACCTGATTAATTATGAATAACGATTTCCAAGGAAATAACTTTGTTCCTAGTAATGAAAATTTCCAACAGCAACCACAAGCTCAGTCTAATATGTGGCCTCAAAGTCAAAACTTAACTAATCAATTTAGTAATCCCGCTTCACGTCAGTTGCAATCTGAACATAATAACCAATCCTTAAGTAATACTCAAGTAAACTTAGAAGCTCATTTTGCTACACCTACAGGGTTTGGTTATAATAGGGAATTAGCAGCACATTATTTACCTATCATCAAAAATATCTTAGATGAACAGGCAAATACTGAGTTCTTTTGGAAGGGTAAAACAACTCATAACCAATCTGACTTTAAGTTAGCTGATCATCCTGAGATGGGTTTATTAAAAGATTTTGTATGGGATGTAAGTAGACAATACCTCCAACAGTGTGGTTTTGATCCCAATCACCTTAAAGGTGATATTTTCCTTATAGCAAACGCTTTGGAAAAAGATTCATTCCATAAGTCACATTATCACTATGATTGTGTACTTTCAGGTGTATATTATCTGCAAGTCCCAGAAAGTAGTGCCCCACTTGAGTTTGAGGACCCAGTATTTGCTAGAAATCTAAACTATCTTCCTATAATCGATCATAATAATCCTTATACTTGGAAAACAACTTTCCTATACCCAGATACAGGATATTACACAGTATTCCCTAACTGGCATAGACACGCTGTTTTACCTAACGACAGTATGGATTCGAGGATAGCGATTTCCTGGAACATCTCATAACGAAATATTTGGAGCCCCGAAAGGGGCTTCGTATATTCACGGTGTTGAATAAGGGGTAAAACCCACAAAATAAAGGTTATGTTTAAAACAATAAGAATGAGTGAAGAGGATTACATGGGTTTCACTTGGTATGCA